CGAGCAAGCAGACCGCGCTTAAGATCGGGTTGTTTTTTCGCATCTTCGCTTGTGACATCCTGCTTCGTCAGCGCGTGAAGCCAGATAACCAGCTTCATCACCAAGTCGGCCAAGAAGTTCATTCAGTTTTGGCGACTTCGGGCGCATCCTTCGCGGCCTTCTTGTTGTTGTAAACAGACCAGCCAACGCCAGCGATGCTTACGACAGCGCCCACGAGTTCAGCGAGCTGATCAGCACTGGCCAACCCTTTGGCGACGAGAAAACCACCGGCAGCGGTCAAGATGTGGCGGAGAAGAGAGGCGAGATTAGGATTCATTTTTCTGTTTTTAGTTTGCGATACAGTTCGAGTGCCTTGACGACGCAGGTTAGAAGCGCGGCGAACGCGCCAAGAGCTAACGACGCAGTCTTGAGATGAGGATCTGAAAATACCGCGTTCCCCAGAATACCGATGATCGGACCACCGACGCCGATTGAGATGTCTCTGAAAAAGGTGTGGTGGTCCGTCATCGTGATGGTTAGTTAGCGGCTGGAGCCTCTGCAAGCGAATCAGCCGTTGCAACAACCGGCACCGGATTCGCCGCTTTGTAAGCCGCAACAACCGCTGGAGTCCACAGCGCATTCGCGATATTCACCACCTCGGTTGGCTGACCAGTAAGGTCGTCACCGGGGTTGAGCGTGTACTGCGAGGTAATCTCAGACCCGACAATCGTGCCGCTGTTGTCGTAATCGATTCCGGTCGTCACGAACAACGAGTTGTTCTGATTGCACTGCACTGCAACGATATTGACTGGTACGATCATTGGATAGCGGGTTTGAGGTTGGCGTTGTAAGCGGCAATCGCGGCAGGAGTCCAGACAGCGTTTGCAATCGCTACAACCTGCTCGGGTTGACCAGCGAGGTCAGAGCCGGGAGCGAGACAATAGCGGCGGAAGGTGGAGGCTTTGACAACCTCGCCATCGACGATCTGGTCCGCTAGTCGAACCTGAAGCGTCGTGTTAGGAAGAACCTCGCAAAGCGAGAAGATAGAGCGTTCTGTTAGCATAAAATTAGACGTAGTAGTGTCCGGAGAATCTAACAAGGTTATTGGACCCTCCAGTGGCAACATCAGCAACACTTACAAGGCTAGATGACGAAACAGATGTTGCTCGTTCAACAAGGTATATCTTAGAATCATATACATAACCTGCCAAAGGCGCATCAACTGCCCAAGACTGTGCAACAAAGCAATTAACACCACCGGGAGCATCTGTAGATGGTTGTGTGAATGGAAGTCCTGTAATCCAAACATTACCGCTTGCTGATCCTATTACAACTGAATTTGTTTGAATAGTTCCAGTAACTGTAACAAGATTTCCAACCTTTGTGTATTTTCCTACTTGGAAAATATATCCAACGGAAGTAAAAGTAACATTATCAGTCGCTAGAACAGGCGTCCACGTCCCCTCCTCGTAATCGGCCAGCAGCTCGGAGGTCATCGTTCCGCTGCCGCTCGCAGTCGCGGAGAAGTCGATGCCTTTTCCGGAGGTGCCTATTACGAGGTTGCCACCTACCACATTGACGTTACCTGAGCTATCAATCGTCAAACGATTGGCAGAAGCTGTTCCATCACGAATCGCAAATCCATCATTTGAAACACCGGGAATCTGGCTGTTGAGCGTAAACGGGATGTTGGCCGCAGTTTGCAATTTGATTGCAGCGGTGCCAGCAGAAGAATAAATATCGAGTTTCTCGGCAGGAGTCGCCGTTCCAACACCCACCCGATTGTTCGTCGAATCAACCTTCAGCGTCGAGGTGTCCACCGTCAGATCGCCGGTGATGGCGGCGGAGCCAGCGGTAACGAGTCCGGCAACGGTCAGCGCATCGGTTGTCTTGTTGTAAACCAGACCGGCATCGCCTGCCAGATTCGTTCCGCCATCATTGAAGATGACCTGAGTCGTCGCACCGGGAAGACCAACGCCGCCTCCAAGAGCCGTGTATAGCTCAGTGAAGTTCTGGTTGGTATAATCGAACGAGGTTCGCAGCGGCGTCCCCGTTCCGTCGTTCGGCGATGCGCCGATATTGATGGTTTGCTTTGACATATATGACTAAATGAATGTTTCGTTGACCTACAGAAATTCGGTCATGTCCGCCGTGATGATCGTCACGTCCGCGCTTATCACCGTGTTATCCGCCGTGATATCCGCCATTCCACCAAGAGTCGCCGCTTCCCAGAGTAGGCCAATCTCCAGCAGAATGCGTTCACGCGGACTCATGCACGAAGCTCCCTGAGCCTCCGCAATTAGTGTGGCCGCATCGGCGCAAGAAATGTTTGCCATGATATTTTAGAACGGATGCGAAGTGATGAACCAAGCCGTACCGTTCGAAATGATGGTAATCGAATTCCATTGCGGGGACAGCACATGTGTGGCCGCTCCGTCAATCGTCTCGGACGCGTACGCATCGACCGTCACCGTATTCGCGCCAGCATTGATGCGCTTGAAAACATAGATACGACCAGCAACCAACGCCGCCGGGGGCAATGTCAGCGTAATCGCGCCAGCCGTCGCATCGCAGGCCAAGAAGTAATCACCGCTCACCACACTGCCGCTCGTCGCCACCGACCGATACGCACCGCGTGTCGCGCCGCCGCCCTGAAGATACGTCGCAATGCGGTTCTCCAGCGCCAGCTTGGCCAACTCAACCTCCCACGGTGAGCGACATCCCAGCGACGCCGCCTCGTTGATGAGCGTTGCCGCCTCGTCGCATGTGATGTTTGGCATATCGTTCTATTGAAAATTGGTTATCGTGCCATCGGACCAGCGCCGCGCTGCATCACCTCGGCGATGAAACCACCGCCGCCGGGAGTTGCACCCTCCTCTACCTCCATCTCCTCCTCCTCGCCGCGCTCGGCCAGCTTCTTGCCCTTGGATTTCTTCTCGTATCCGGGAATGGCCACGCCATCAATCTCGATGACCTCCGCCTTGCCATTCTTGCCAAGAACGATAGTCGCCATAGTCTGGAACGCTTCGCCCTCCGCAAGGTTCTCGGGGATTTCTACGCCTTTTGGAATCGTAAATGACGGCATACGGGGAGCATTACGCGACCTATTGGGATGTCAATGTCTAAGCGATAACGGGCAATAAAAAACCCGCCACTAACTTTTCGGGCCAGTGACGGGGTGCCTCACAATAAGGCGCTTTACAAGACATTCAACCTATTGATTCAACCGAGGCAACGATGTCCCAAAACAAAAAACCCGCAAGCATTTTCACGCCTGCGGATCTTTCGTATGAGCTTCTGATCGATTACGAGCAAATGATTTGCGTCAACGCGCCAGTGCATCGGCGGAAGATGATCGTCATACCCTGATTCGTGAAAACGGGTTCCGAAGCATGAACGAACTCAGCGTAATGCTGACCCTTCTTCTCCAGCGGATCGGCGCAATCCACATCGAGCTTGTAGGCACCAGTCACCCACTGCCACTCGCCCATGTAGTTGGTCGGCATCCAGCTCAAATCACCAACGCGGTTGACGGGCCGCACGATGTGGCTCTTGAACACATACGGAGTCACGATAAACGCAGCCTCGTACGGAGCAGTCGTCCAGCTCGAATTGACGCTGAACACAGTACCCTTCGTTCCGCTCGCGCTAGTAAACGGCTGAACCAGCGTGTACTTGCCACCGGCATAGGTGAAGCGGGGCGGGAACAGATTCGGCACATGGCGATAGTTCTTAATCACCCGGTTTGCGCCAATCCGCTTGAGCAACTCCGCACCAGCGCCACTACCCTGATCAGCGAAACGCAAGTCATCGCGGAACGCCGGGTTGTTCTGCGCGATACGCTGCGAAGCCTCCAAGCCGATATATAGCGGAAATACCGGACCATCGCTGCTGTACGAGATGAAACCGGAGCTGTCGGGATTCGTCGCACCGTTGCGGATCAGCGTAGCAGCCGCGACATCCAGCATCTCCTGAGTCAACTCAGAGGTGGACTGATTGAGCGCCTGACCAGCCGATCCAGTCTGAATCCACGGGAACTCATTCACGCCAGAGGGAATCGTCTCAACCTGAGTAAAGGACGAGTCGGCCACAGCCTTGATGGCGAACTTGGCGAAGGTGTTCTGATAGCGAGTCTCCCATGAACGCTGTGCGCGGATCGAGAGCTTCTCCAAGTACACACGCAAGAACGCCTCGACGCGATGGTCAAAGGTCAGATCGTCCTTACACAGCAACGGGCCTTTCAGCGCGAAACGCTCAGGACTCCAAGTAACGGCATTATAGCCGACCGGAACCTCGCTGTAAGTGACATCGCAAGCGCCACCGTTCTCGCCACTGGCGAGCGTGATGGCCGACCACTCCTCAGCCGCAGTCGGCTCGATGGAAGTGGTGGTGAACGAGGTCTGGGTCAAGCCAGTACCTTGAGGATACTCTCCGCGCTCAATCATATTGAGCCACATCGAGCGATACGAGGCGCGTTTATAGACGTCCTGCGCGAGCGACTCAGTCGCTACGGCGAAGGCGTTGAAGACATTGGGACAAGCCATATTGAGAAAAAATTAAACCGACGTTATCTGCATTTGGTAGGCCATTCTATCCATCCATCAAACGATGGCGGACCGGACCTACGCGCTGACCGATGCGGAGCGTCATTGCCGCTTAGACAGTTTTGCGATGGCTGACCAAGCCTCCGCCTTGCTTAGGGTCGATAGCCGGACTGAGACACACTGGTGCCTTACGAGTCAATCAGAATAAGTCTTGCTCGGGAATACTATCAGTCAGTTCGCTCTGATCCGCCATGTAGGTTTTGTATCCTTTGATGAGCGTTCCGATTCTGTGCGGCTGGATGATATGTTCCTTCGCGATGAATCCTCGGAAGGTATACGGACCGGGGAATTGACCCGTCATCAGAGCATAGAAATCCACGCCATCGGTCTTGGAACCTTTGCGCGCATCGACCAGTAGCTTTCCATTCTCGTACTTCGTCGTCTTCACATCGATGCGAATGCCCGGTGGGATAGGCGGGATAATCGCGTCGTAGAGCGGGTGCGGTGGCTCTCGATCCGTGTCGATGTCGGGGTAGACATTAAATAGCTTACAGAAGGCTATCTCGCCGCATACGCCTTCCAGATCCACCGTCGCAGCGTCATCCGCGCTTATCTTCAAGTTCGTAGTGTTGAAATGACGGTTATTGCCGTTGCGATTCTTGGCTACGAAGTGGGCCAACTTCCTCTCAGCTTGATTGAGAGAAATAACTTGACCAATTTTAATTTTACTTAACATGGTCAAAAAGACGGAAAATTTTTGAGGGGGGTATCGTAAACGAAGCCGTCCCCAAAAGGGGGTGCCCTACTTTGCCTCACAAAGTGTGCCAATCCTAGGAAAAACAATCCTTTTCCCCCTAGGACATAGAATGTCCTACTATAGTCTGATAATATGCATTATCAGACTGTGGACACAGCCTGCGTTCCGTGGACTACGACTTCCGCGAACCGGTCCGGCATTGAACCCAGCAGATTGATTGATACAGACGTGCTTTCATTACCTTCGGACCATCCAAACACAAGCGCAGATCGCTTCGCCACGCTCCCAAGGATTTGCTCCCGTGTTGATTCATCCTTTATACCGTCCAGGTCGTACGAATCGATTCGTTCCAACGTTGCAGCTGCATCAGCGGCGAGCTTAGAACGCACTAAAGCCGATAGACTTTCTAGGGATTGAGTTTCTTTAGTGGAAACTATGTCACGCATTCCCTTCCTAAACTTCGTCCAGTCGTCCCGTGAAGCTTTGGACTGTAGAGTTGACTGAACTATTCCCGTTTCGTTTGAAATTGCTTTCCAGCTCTTCCCTGCCAGATAGAGTGCCTTCGCCTTTTCCCATTGCTTCCCTTTCATGCCAAGTACCTTGCAAGCCAAGGTATCCTTTCGCAAATCCTTTCGGCATCACTTCCACTAATGACACCACTACATATGGTATACCCAAAATCCGACACCACTACATCTTGTACGCCACTTTATCGTTAAATTTCGGGCTTTGATTTGAAAGTAAGGTAAGGATAGCGGGGCTTTTCACTTCACTTTTCTTCACTTTTCTTTCGATTTATCTTGCTTTCCCCCTGTCTTCCGTGCCTTCCACCTACCTTGAAAATAAATGAAAATAAATCTTCTTTCTTCTTTGGTAGCGTGTAAAATGAACGCACCGCAAGGGCGGCGCAGAAAATCCCAAAGAAAACGAGAATGAAAACACACTATTGGATTCAACCCAGTCGTTTCAACGAAACGGAGTTTGAAGTCTTCACTTCCGGCAAAACCCATCCCGCAGACAGCGACGCCTATGCTTTCGTCGGACGATTCTTGTCCAAGGAAGACGCACAAGATTGGATTGAAACCATTGCGGAGGAACGGGAATGAAACAAAAACTCTTGTCCGCCCTATTCGTTACCGTTGCCTATCTGGTTTCCGGTTACGCTTTCTTCCTGATTTTCTTTAAATCCCAATTCTAATCCCATGACCAAAAACCTCCTATCCGTCGACACCAACGCCAAAACCGTCAAAGGCCAAAAACGCGGCTTCATGACCGGAA